TATCAAGTACATCACACGTTGGCGTGTCAAGGGGGGTGTGGAGGACTTGAAGAAAGCCCGCCATTTCCTAGACAAGCTGATTGAGGTCAGCACCGATACGGACGACATGTAATGCGACATGAGGGTATTTTGGTAGACCCCGAAGATCAGTGGTTGTTGGAGAAATATCTTTGGTACGTTGGGATGGAAGGATACCCACAACGGTGGGCATCCGGTACCAGGAAGGGAACAATTGTTCGTTTACATTCCTACATCCTATCTGCGCGCCCTGGGTTCGTTATGGATCATATGAATCGGAACAAGTTGGATAACCGAAGAGGCAATCTGCGCTATGTATCTCATCGAGCAAATCTGTATAACACTGGATTACGCGCTGCAAATACAAGCGGATGTACTGGAGTATGCCCTCGTAGAAGCAGCCGGTGGCGCGCTTATGGTGCTGACAGCAAGCAAATCAATCTTGGTACTTATGACTCCTACGAAGCTGCCTGTATAGCGAGACTATTATGGGAGATTTCATCCGGCATGATGCCTGTGAGAAGTGTGGAAGCAGAGACAATTTGGCCGTATACAGCGATGGGAGCTACTGCTTCGGTTGCCGCGCTGTGACCAAAGAGAAGGATACTAGTTCAGCGCCTGCTAGACCTGGTGAATGGACCCCGCGATCTGGTGACTTCATTGCTCTGACAAAGCGAGGGATCCACCTGGAGACCTGTAAGAAATACGGGTATGCGGTGACCGGCGAAGGTGAGAAGCGTTGCCACATTGCCCCGTACTACTACAAGGGGAAGTTGGTTGCCCAGCACCTGCGGTTCCCAAACAAGGAATTCAAGTGGGCCGGCAGGATCAAGGACGGATGCGAACTGTTCGGGCAACACCTGTTCAAAGGTGGCGGCAAGATGATCTCGATCACGGAGGGTGAACTTGATTGTCTGGCGCTCGCGCAGATGCAGGGCTTGAAGTGGCCGGTAGTCTCTGTGCCCTCTGGCATTACCTCGGCCCCACGGTATGTCGCGGACAACATCGAGTTCCTGGAGAGCTTCGAGAAGGTCGTGTTCATGCTGGACAACGACGAGCCTGGGCGTGAGGGGGCACTCAAGTGTGCGGAGATCCTGAGCCCTGGCAAGGCATTCATCGCGCAACTCCCGCTCAAGGATGCGAATGACATGCTCCTGGCGGGGCGCACGCAGGAATGCATCTCAGCCATGTGGAATGCGGTGGAGTGGCGCCCTGATGGGGTGGTGAATCTGGCGGACTGCGAGGATCGGGTTCTCCAGCCTATCCCGGAGGGGGCGAGCTATCCGTACCCACTACTCAACCGGATGCTCCATGGGATTCATCCAGGGCGTCTGGTAACCATCACGGCGGGCACCGGCATTGGTAAGACCTGCTTCTGTGTCGAACTGGGATACCACTGTGCATTTGCACATGGGCTCCCCGGTGGGCACGTAGCACTGGAGGGGTCAGTGGATGAGACAGGTCGGCGCTACCTCGGCATCAAGCTGGGGGTACCTCTGTTTGTCCCAGGGACCAAGTTTGAACTCAAGGCGGCTCGGGATGCATTCAGAGAAACCCTGGGGACAGGCATGATCTCCACCTATGACCACTTCGGATCACTGGACCCGGAGATCCTGATGAGTCGCCTGCGGTACATGGTGAAGTCATTGGGGTGCAAGTGGATCATCCTGGATCACGTTTCCATCATGATCTCAGGGTTGGAGATTGAGGATGAGCGGAAGGCCCTCGATGTCATCATGACCAAGCTGCGGTCTTTCGTGGAGGAAACGCAGGTCTCGCTGTTCCTGGTGAGCCACCTGAAACGCACGCAGTCTACGTCGAGTCACGAGCAAGGAATGGAAGTCAGCCTCTCGCACCTGCGGGGGTCACAGTCCATCGCGCAGTTAAGCGATGCAGTGATCGCGTTGGAGCGGGACCAGCAGGCTACAGAATTGGAGGAACGGAACACCACAAAGATCCGCGTGTTGAAGAATCGAATCTCTGGAGAAACTGGTATGTGCGACACTCTCTGCTACGATCCCAAGACGGGACGGTTGCTGGGGATGTCCTTTGAGGAAGGCACAATGTAATGGAGAAGGTATATGGATGGGACATCGAAGCCAACGGGTTGCTGCCAACCCTCACCGACATTCACTGCTTGTCCATCGTCGGATACACTGACCTCCCTCGCCACTTTGTTGGACGAGAACAGGTGTATCAGGGACTGTGCTTCATGCAAGAACAGATACTGCGCGGCACGTTGTTCGTCGGGCACGGTATCATGCGATACGACTCCCGAGCCCTTGAGCGACTCTTCCCCAACGTCGAGTTGCCCCGACACGGACTCTACGATACGTTGGTTGGAGCCAGGGCACTATGGCCTGACACTAAGGCAGCGGATGCGCTCAAGGCGAAAAGCGGACAGTTCCCTAAGCACCAGATTGGCTCTCATTCTCTGGAAGCGTGGGGCTGGCGTCTCAATGTTCGCAAGGGGGACTTCAAGGGTCCGTGGGAAGTTTACACCGACGAGATGGGTGCCTACTGCCAACAGGATTCGACAGTGGCGCTCCGTCTCTACAACTTCATCCGAAACAACTCCGACGACAAAGTAGACAAGGCTCTGGACATGGAGCAGCGGCTCGGCTGGATTCTGGCCGACGCCGAGGAAGATGGCATACTCCTGGACACGAAGCGGTGCCAGGAGTTGTATGCCCACCTATCAGGGGAGCGAGAAGCAACGCGGGCCAAGCTGGCGGAGAGTGAACCACCACTGTGCCACAGGAAGGGACCAACCTTCACCCCGAAGTCCAATGTCAACGGCTACACCCCCGGTGCCCCAGTGACCAAGGTGGAATGGCAGCCGTTCAACCCCGGCAGCCGGCAGCAGTGCATTAAGGTGCTAACCCGGAGGTACGGCTGGGTGCCGGAAGAGTTCACCGATGATGGTAACCCGAAGTTGGATGAGGAAGTCCTTGATTCTCTTGAGAATCCACTGGGTAAAGAGTTGTCCAAGTACTTCATGCTGGATAAGCGGTGCGGAAGCCTTGCGGAAGGGGATGAGGCGTACTTAAAGGTAGTAGATTCAAAGGGTTACCTGCACTGCGAGACCATTGGGAGCGGTACAGTCACCCTGCGGGCGTCACATCGACATCCCAATTTGTCGCAAACCACATCCGCTGGGAAGCCTTACGGCAAAGAGTTCAGGGAGTGCTTCAAGGTTCCCGAGGGGCGCAAGTTCGTCGGGGTGGACATGAGCGGGCTGGAACTGCGGTGCTTGGCCCACGACCTCGCGCGGTATGATGGGGGCAAGTTTGCTCAGGAGGTTGTGGAGGGGGACGTTCACACCTATCTCGCCGGCATCTACTGGCCCGGTCAGGAGATCACGAAGCAGGGGCTGCGGCGCGCCGGCAAAACGGTGACCTACGCTCTGCTGTATGGGTGTGGTGATGCCAAGCTGGCAAAAGTGCTGAACAAGCGTCGAGGCCAGGGGAAGAGGGAGCGAGCCCGGATCTCTCAGGTGTTCCCGGCGTATGCAAAGCTCGTGGAGGATTGCAAACATCGGCATACGACTTGGGGGAGGGTGCCGGTACTGGATGGGCGGAAGGTGCAGACCCGCGCAGCACACTCGGCGGTTAATACTCGCCTGCAAGCGAATGGGGCGGTGATCTGCAAGTGGTGGGTGGTGCTGATAAACGAGCAAATAGTGAAAGAGGGTCTCGATGCCAAGCTCATTCTGTTCTCACATGACGAAGTTGGATATGACTGCAGCGAAGATTGCGCGGAAAGGGTGGTTCAGATTGGACAGCAAGCAGCAAGGGAGACTGGAGAGTTGCTCGGTTTCCGAGTCCGGCTTGACACCGAAGGACACATTGGGGAAACGTGGGCGGACGTACACTGATCCGAAAACTGTGTGGGCGCGCAAGCAGCGGGGGTGGTCGGTCAAGGACTACGATATGATGTACCAGCAGCAGCGGGGGAACTGCGCGATCTGTGGTGTTCATCAGTCTGTCCTTTGCGCGGACCACAACCACGTTACAGGTCGCACCAGGGGACTCCTGTGCCACCGATGCAACCGTGCTCTTGGTTCCTTCGGGGACGACGTTGGTCTACTATTGAATGCTGTTGCTTATCTGGAGGAACATGACCATCCTGCTAGTTGATTCAGAGTTGTTTTGTTATCGAGCTGCCCATGCATCCCAACGGGTCATCCATTTCAGCTATGACCCCGAGGATGTGGTGGTTGACGCTGACCCACTTGAAAA